CTCGTAATATCCGCATCGAGCTTGCAAAGCCACCTCCGGAACGCTCGGATGCAGGAAGCTTTTTAAAACTGACACGTCAGGAATTTGATCGTCTTGTGGAAACCAGCCCGCCTATCGATCAAAAGATCATTGATGAGTTCATGGTAACATTTAAGGGTGCGCCCGGAACCGAACAGCGACACCGATATGAAAATTTGAAGAAGCCCGACATTTGCAACATTATTGTTACCGCGAATGAAGCTCGTCATAAATGGTATCTGGAAGTACCCAATGACCCCACCGAGGAGATTCTACAGCGCCAGGCAGAGCTTGCAGAACAAGAGAGAATGATCAAAGAGAAGGAGCACGGGATCATTGACAAGCAGATCCGCAAAGAGCACGCGAGACAAAACTTTAAACGAGGCGTGCAGGAAGCTGCCGATAAGTATAAGTCTGACCGCGAAAAGCTCGATGAATATGTCAAGAACTTTGTCGGACTCTATACGCGCAATCCCATTCCCGATGAAATTCGTCAGTATGCAAATACGTACATGGCTGCCGAAATAACCCCAGATAATTTGGACCTGTATCTTCGCGAATACATCGAACGTGAAGTATAAATATGATTGCTAATATGTTAGTTATATAACAGATTAGCCGGCATTATAGCTCTTGGAAATTATCATACTTGTGCGTCATATAATAGGATATGCCGTCCTTTTCCATTTCCTTGCCAATGACTGCATACCGACGCGCGTCATTAACGTCGGTTTGCTGCGAAAATAAATAGACAAATTCATTGTCCATGTCAATGGGCATTTCAAGCCAGTCCTTGTCGGTAACCACTGAGAGTCCGTCGTCGTCCTTCATTACATACCCGTAATACGGAACTGGCTGGTCTTTTCCGTTTTTCGTAACGACCGAAATGTTGTCCGTCCCAAATAGCACCGATGCGTCCTGGGCAAACGTCTGGTTGCCAGGTATTGTCCACATACCATGCTCTTGCGATACTTTTGTTGCTTCCATAAACACGACAGTCACACCGTCAATAACAAGAAACCCCTTATAATCTCCGTCCACCCCTATCTTCTGCGCTTCGTCATTTACCATGGTGCGAAAACGCGTAGTTACTGGATGCTCGTCCTCCACTTCTTCTTCAGCACCTTCAAATGCAGTACGCTGAATCTCAAACTTAAAAAGTGCCGCGGGCGTGTCACGTGTGACAAGGTACTTGACATACGCGATACCCGTTTTCATATAATCTATGCGGTATGGTAACAGACGCATCGAGAATGTCTCTTTTGACGTCTCGCGCATGATCAGTGAAAAGTCGCTACGTAGCTCCGACGATATTTTTAGGTTGGTACCAAGATCCGCTATGGGTTCGGGTTCGTCGTACTCCATATCTTCTTCCACAAACGGCGTGCGTTGAAAAAACTTTTTGATATAATAGTTTTTGTTTTCTCTATCGTATATTTTCATATACAATAGAACCACAAAATTGTTTTATTTGATTTGAAAGACTATATGTAAACAACATGACCTGGATTGCATTATTGTTTGCATTTGCTGCCAAAATAGGGGACTTTGCAAATATATACAAGGATACCGGGATGGATTTTCGTCGCCCCCAGTTTCACAGTGACCGAAATGTAAGTACGACCACACTTTCAAAACAGCACGAAATGGGGACCCTATTAACGAAGTCACGTATACATTTAATATACGCAAACAATCATTTGTTTGATGCGGAGGTGAGAGGGTTTCGAATGGGCAACATGATGGAAAATTGGTATTACGAGAACCGTGGATTTTAGTTTCCAAACACATTTAACGCAAAATATCTAAACGTATTTTAGTATCATTTACATGGAGCAAGAATCTGTACCTTTTCTTGCGTATGGACTTATGACAGTGACGACCCTGGTGCTGGCATTTGCTACGGTGTTTGACAAAACACGCGAGATTGACACCTTTTTACAGGTCAATACTCAGGAAGAACCCAATCCTTTGGTCGAGGTCAATACTCAGGAAGAACCCATTCCCCCGGTAAATACCGATCCAATCGAGGACATGGAGGAAGACGAAGATATGGAGGAAGACGAAGATATGGAGGAAGACAACTCGGATTATGTATTTGCTACCGAGCCCACTGCCCCCGAAGAAAAAGATGTCGTGGAAGGAGAAGTTCGCGCCATTCCTAACGCGCAGCCTGTTGTAGAACAGTCGTAAAAAATGCGTCAATTTCTGAAATAGTCGTACCGACAACAACCGCTTCGGGAATGTGTGTGGCAATACCCGGCAGATACATCACAATCGTTGGAATGGAAGGAATAACCCGTTTGGTTTTTAGAAAAGCATATAGTTCAAAATTTTCATCAACGTCGAGCATGCCGCAGGTAACATTATCAGGCATTTTCCGAAACTGGTCTCCCACATACGAATCTATTTGTTTACATGGTCCGCACCATTCGGCACCAAACTTCAATACAATAGGACCCGGTGCACCTTTTATTAACGCAAATAGCGCATGTTTATCAGAAATCTCGTCTACGTACATATACCTTCTTGAAAGGTATATGTTTATACTGTTTGTTCTGCACATCAATGTCAGTTAATAATCAATCATTGTAAGGAAATTATCAATAGCATCACAGCATGGTGCGAATTCTTCTGTACTCATCGCATCATGGCACGCTATTCTTTTTGAATGCCCGCTTCAATATGTATTCATAATCTTTATTGCATGGCATGTATTCAAGTATATTTATCAAACGTACCATATACACACAGCAAGGCCTTTTTACGCATTGAGTAATCCAAAGGTGTAAACTCTATAACAAATATTATGACATACTAACATGGACCACGAAGTCCTTCACGCGGATTTTCCACCTTTGCAAATGCATGCTTTGTAGAAATGCGAATTCTTGCATTGTTTTTCTTAATGCCTTCCAAATGAAAGTGACGGTGTTCGCAATCTATAATCTTAGCACGTCGCGTCATAACACCAACCAGTGCCTCTTCTGCTTCGATACTACCTTCAGGAAATACATCATCAATGATGTCCGATATATAACTACAATTTAAAAATTTGCTCGTCCGATAAATAGCAAATCCATTAAATGCCGACTGTACCGGAATCAGCTTATCGGGGTAACGATGTTTGTAGTTATCTATCAGTTGTTTGATATAGCTTTTCATCATTGCGCATACATTTACGTTACCTTCAAAATGCATAAAACTATATACAAAAGGCGCTACCGATAGGGCCCATATGTCATAATACCCTGCGGCACGGTCAAATGATATTGAATCCCAGTCTTTACGAGCTATCGTTTCTTCAATGACATCAACGTCAATATCCCCTACACACGCATACTCGTTTGTGTCCATCATGATAAAATAATCACTACCTGGTCTGTCCCTTTTTATTATTTCAAGTATTACGTTTCTGGCAAATGCAACCCGGTATGTTCTGTCTGGATGTTTGGACTGTGTATTTTTGATAATATTTATGCGAAGACATCGGAAATCATCACTCTCCAGTATTTCAAGACTTCTGTCGGTAGATACGTCGTAAACTACAACTACCGTAATTTGAAATAATTTGCACAATTTGCAAATATTCAACAAGACCCTCGGAAGCCCTTCTTCGTTATTATACACACATAATCCTACAAAACAAAGCGGCTTCATTTGTAATATTAAGCAGGTAGTTTTTATTATTTATTTCTATTTGTTTGAATGATTCGAAAAAAGTCTCGCATTGTTTCAATGAATGCGCATAATCTTGACATCTCCATGTATTCTCTGAAAGACCTCTTGCAGCTATTTCGCATCGATACATACAAACCGTCTCACACGCAAATGGTGGCGGCGAAAAAACAGGTGCTCATGACGCATCCCGATAAGTCCGGGTTGGAAAGCGACTATTTCATCTTTTACAAAAAGGCCTATGCGATTTTACTGGAACACTACAATGATCAAGTAAAACAAAGCGCAGCGGTGGAAGATAAGGAGTATTCGCCTCTCAATGACGACGACCACGAGAACAAGAAAATTAAGACAAAATTGGGGGAGGTGGACGCCAAGCAGTTTTCGCGAGCATTTAATGAAATTTTTGACAACACCATGAGTCGCAAGGTCGACGAGACGCGCAACGAATGGTTCCACAATAATGATCCAGTGGTGAGTGTTCCCGACAATGTCAATGCCGGGAACATGGCGCACGCATTGGATAGCGTGCGTTCGCAGCAGGTTGTGGTGCGTAGGGATGTTCGCGATATGATGCACACTGGTGGTACAGGACTATATGAGGAAGAAGACGACGATTATATCGGGTCGGACCCATTCGGCAAGCTCCGCTTCGACGATTTAAGACGGGTGCATAAAGACGAGACCGTGTTTTCGGTGCGCGAATCCGACATTAATAATGTGACTCAATACAACAACGTAGAAGACATGGCCCGTGCTCGCGGAGCACAGAACCTGACACCCATTGATAAAGCGCGTGCAACAAAGATGATGGACGACCGTGAAAAGGTCCGCTGGGAAAATGTGGTGCAAAAACAGCACGCCGCCAAACTGGAGAGTATGGAGTACGAAAAGAAGAATGGACAGGTGATGGCCTCCATGTTCTTACGACTGAAGAATTAGCCTAATTAGGAAGCCCCATGCGCTCGCGCTGAAGTTTGAATAGCCACTCCTTATCCACGGTTGTCATCAGCGCACTGTAATCCGTGTCGCGCTCTTCAATATCACTGTATCCTGCAAGCTGTGCGACCGAGATGGGCGTCAACAGATACCATCGCCCATTCTGTTGGAGGCGTTTCCAGTAGATGTCAAGCGCAAACTGTCGGCGATTTTCCGGGTTTCGTAGGAGCTGCGTGACGCCTTCTCGATAATTCGCAATAAGGACGTCGTAGTACTCCTTGCGGGCAATGTATCCCGTGGTGGTCTGGCAATTATGCGCGCGAAGACAGAATGGCGCCACCTGCTCATATGGCGCGGCATTGTTTCCGGCAACGAGGATCATGTCCCACTCGATTCCGCTGGCAACAAAATCGCACAACGACTTCTTGAAGCTCTCCATGTCAAGGAAATGGATGTCGTCTTCGCATATAAATACATGGTCCCAACCACGGTCGCGCGCCGTCTCAATGCACTTAATATGACTCATGGTGCAACCAACCGCACCGTCCTTCATCTTGATTGCGTTGAATCGTTCTCCGGATACTCCGAGCTTCTGCAGTTGTCCCTCAACGTGCTCCTTCCGATCAGTGCGGTGTGCGAGATTAATGTAAAGGCAATTTTTCAAGTACTCCATATACAATGTTCCTAATCAAACATTTATGTTTTTGCAACACAAATGTTTATCGGTCGTCCATGTTGATGATGCGGTCCATAAACGGTAGGATATCGGGGTCGTGCGTAATGACGACCAGGGTCTTCTTTTCTGTTTCATCCACAATCAGTTTGATTACCTTCTTTCGCGTGGCGTTGTCGAGGCCCGCGAGCGGTTCGTCAAGCACCAGCACGTGCGAGTTGCGACAGATACCACGGACCAACATGGTGACCTTTTGCATACCGAGCGAGAGTTCGCCGCCGCCAATACCCACGTCGGCATCGAGTCCATTAATGAACACTCCTGTAAGGTCGTATTTCTCGAGCATTGTGCGGATATCCTCGGGACTGCGGTCATGACCATATCTCATATTGTCGAGCACCGTGCCATTGAACATGGCCGTGCGCTGATTGTTGTAGTTGACGTACTCCCTCAGCGCGATTTTATCGACGGTTGATACGTCTGTGTTTCCTATGGTAACCTTGCCTGCCGACGGTCGATGCAGCCCAACCAACAGTTTCATAAGGGTGGTCTTCCCGGATCCCGATTGTCCCATGATGGCCACCTTTTCGCCGCGCGCAATGTCCAAGTTATAGTCTGCAATGACGGGCTCGTCGTCCTTGTACCCAAACGTGACGTTTCTAAAATGGATGTCCCCGGGCATGATAACCGTATCTCCCTTTGTCTTCTTGCTGAATGTAAATGCGTCGTTGATAAACTCTCTTCCCGAAGTGATGACCCCCAGACGATACGCCACATTGTACATGAGACCGTACCCCACTGTGTTGAGACTGGATGTCAAATTTCCAAGGACAAGAAGTGACGAAATCGTGGTCTCGACGTTAATAATGCCTTCGGATACGCTCCCGTAAAGGGCAAACGCCCCCGCGCCGTACATGGTTGTCATGATGGCATCCATGGCCCCCATAGCCACCGTTTCGTGGTCCATGATATTCTTCATTTTTTGTCGACTTATCTCTTCCATGGCATCGTTGCTGGCAATCGCCTCATCACCCTGGTTATTCACGACGATATTCATCATGTTACCCAGCTTGCTCTGCAGCTCTTCCGCAACATTGTTCATGAAAAAGTCTTCGCGGTCCCTGGCAAGATCCATAGCATGTACGGCGGTGTACATGCTGTACATGATGAGAATGAGGGAGCCACCCAAGATAATCTTCCACATACCCGGGACGGTGTACGCCAAATAGACGGCATAGACCAGGGTCATGACCAAATACGGAATATAGTGTCCAAGCATGTAGTGGAACAGGTCGCGCGCATTACGTGTCAGTTCCATGCCGCGCGCGAGATACTCTGCGCTCTTGATGTCCTTATACTGCGAGACGCTACGGTTCACCGTACCAGCAAACATGGCCGACCGTAAGTATTTGAAATATGTGGGGTTCAAATGTGATTCAATGGCGAACTTTCCAATGTCCGCAAGCTTTCCTATTGCCATCAGGATAATCGTGGCGACAATGAGCCCCGGCGCATTCAGGAGCTTGAGGTTCTCCTTGATGTTGTACGGATCTGCGAATTTTTTGGTCTCCTGGATCACTTTGTACAGATTGGCCGTGAGCTTGGGGAACAGGATTCCCTCCAGCGGAAATATGAATATAATGATGGCGAAGTAGCTAATGAACACAAGGATATGGTCCATGGCAAAATCGCCGAATAGATGTTTAAATAGCATATACATTGTGCCCACATAATCACTCGACGATTTCAATGATTTCCTCCTCGTATTCGGGCTCTTCAGTCTGGGCCTCTGTGTCTACAGTATCTATGCTTGGTTTGTCTGAAGCAACGACGACTGCATTCCCGACCTGTTTTGTCATCACTGCATCTGTGAGCGACTTGATGCCCAATTGTATTGCGTCCAATGCTTCCTGCATCTTGGACATGTCGCGCCGCAGCGCCTGTATTTCCCCGGCCATGGGATTTCCGACTGACACCTCGTTTCTGCTCTTCATAAGCGCGTCCATGTCATGCTGTGTGACAGGCGCGTCCAGGGTATTTTCGCCAAAATCGGGTTGTGGGGGTTTTGGCGTTTCCAGAAGGGATTTGTACTCCCGTTCACGGGACTCGTATGACTGACTTGCACCTACCGGCTGTATGCTTTCTATCCGGTTGCGTATGTCAGTCGCCATTGCTTGCATAACATGACGATTGATGCGTCTGAGTTTGTCGTGTGAAACCGGACCGATTTGGGAGTGCGTATCACGGATAAAGTTCCTAAACCATTCCACCTTTTCCGCCTCGCTACCGAACGCCATTGCCACGTCTTGCCTTGCGTTGATGACGTCCCATAAACGTTTTTGATTTTCTTCACTTACAAAAGCAGCCATTGAAAGTACCGCCGTCAAGTGTTTAAGCCGTTGAGGGAAGAATTCCAGGAAAATGAATAGCCGGCTATGCATTTTCTCGCATTACTTGCGTGCGCGCCTCTTGCGGAGCGTGCGCGACTTTTTGCTCGCGCTCTTCTTGGCATTGCGGGAGCCGCCGTCCTTGTTCTTCAGGGGGCGAATGATAAGCGGGTCTGCCTGTTCGTATTCGAAGGCTTTTTGGGCATTGGCCTGTCCCGTTTCATTCTCGATGCTGCGGTACAGGTTAACCAAAAAGTGGTCGACGTAGTCGGTGGCGCCGTATGGGAGCTCGCCCTCGTACACCTGCTCGATGCGTCCGATATCGGTACCTTTTTGATTCGTGAAAGGCGCCGGGAACACCCTGGTTCGGATGGTGTAAGCGTCACCAAACTTCCTTTTAGGATTCACCAGTCGTTCGTATTGTTTGTGAAATTTCTCACGCGCATCGCCTATTTTCTCAATAATCTCATTTATGCTTTCAACAATTTCGGCATGTTCCTTCAACTCATTGGTCGATAAATTGTTTAATCGTTTATTATATCCATTGACTCTACTGTCAAGTAAATATTCTATATTCCTCACTTCTTCAGCAATAATGTTAATATCGTTGTTTTTATTAATATTCATGGCAAAGTCTACTGTGGCATTTTGCAAATTGTTTAATATAGTCGTAAATTCTTGTTTGGTTTTGTCAAAGTATGCGTTGTTGTCGACAGGTTCTTGTTCTTGTGTTTCTGGATCATCGGGTATGATAAACTCGGGAAGATTCTCCTCTGCCTCTTTTTTACACTGATTGATTATTGCCAGTTTATCACTTGAATATTTCTTACACTCTTCGGTTTTCTCTTTTTCGGGACGATTGTTTAATAAGTATTTACGATATATGTCCTTAATCTTATTCATTCCTTCTGCCTCAGCCATGTCATTACAAATTGCACCGGATGTGTTTCCGCTGGCATCTTCTTGTTCCGCCTTACATTTTGATTCACTCATGGTATGTATAGATATACAATAACTGTACATATTTTGCGAGATTAGAGACCTCACATGTTAAACCATTCAGGACGGAGCTTTGCCATATCGGCGTCGCTGACCCGATGTTCCTTGAAATACTTCACGACCTTCTCTGGCGTTGCATGTTTGCCGTCAATCATTCCCGTGACATGCGTCGCGATGAAATACAAGACGTACATACCACACTGTCCATCTTCCAATTGGTGTTCCATCGTCGTTACGTACTCGGTAATGTCCGGTGCATCTGCCTTGATGCGCTCGATAAAATCGCGGATCTCTGGTGGCGCGCCGTCGCCCCCGCTGTCAAAAAACATAATGTATTTGGCTGCAAAGTCGGCGTAAAGTGCCACCCAATGGGTGCCAGGGCCGTCATGACGGTCGAGGTTAAATACCCATCCGGCCTTGGTCTTGTCCCCCATGTCGACAGGGGAGTACATACATAATTCAGGCACGATACATGCGCCTGACCATTGTTGGTCTGCAAAATCAATAGGCGCAGGAGAAAAAAAGACGAACTCAGGGTGCGCACGCTCGTACTGCTCCATGACCAGTTCAATGTCCTCGTTGGTAAGCCAGGTGTCGCGGTTCTTGCGCCATTTTTTAGCATACCTGGGAATGGGCGCAAAGTGCTCCGTGCGCAGACGTTGGGCGACGTAGTCCGGCAGTCCCTCCAGCCAGCACATTTCGTCGTCGCAGTCCTTGACCCGACGCTTCAGTGCGCTCCACATGCCGCGCTCCGAATCCGCGCGAATGGGAGGGTCGTTATGTGCATTATAATGGGCAATTATCTCGCGCAATGCAGATTCGGTAAAGCAGCTCCGCGATCCCCGGTAAAGGGGCGCGCACCGCGTCTTGTTCTTGCTACTGTTGCCTTTTTTGGACCGAGATTTTCGTATGGGTTTTTTTCGTGAAAACCGCGCTGCAGTTGTCATCTGATATACCCTGAGACTTTATCCTCGCTTGACAACACGCTCGGCGCTCCAAAAGGACCACCCGGGACCACTGTCCTTTACCATCTGCTTTGTCTCATATTCCTCGCGTTCCTTTTCGTTGGTCTCCTGGATTGCTTCCAGTTCCCACGTACGGAACACAGCCTTTGCGAAGGAGCGAAAGGCCTCGTTCACGTCAGTGGAAACCACTTTGCCCTCAATGATTTCGTTCACCGTGTCCACAATTTCGCGCTTGTACTGCTTCATTTTGTCGAGAAACACATCACCGTACTCCTCGGGAGCCTTGGATTTCATCACGCGCTGGTAGGTGTTTGCATTTAACAAATACTGAAGCGTGACGTCGTTCATTCCATCCACACTGTCTTTGTCACTGTCGCTTTCGTGTCCATCGCTTTCAATGCATTCTTCATCGGGGTCGCCGTGCTGGTCACAATCGTTCATCTCGTCCGTGTCGTCGGACAAAAGGGGCTCTTCATGATTATAAGAATCGTCTGACATATACAACCATCCGACCAATGTTTATGTGGTTGCGCCCAATATTCGATTCTGTGCCAAAAAATGTTTCGCTATTGTATATGACCAGTCTTGGAGGAGGAGTACAAGGAATTTCGCCAAAACCAACTTCATTGGGATACAAGAAAGCAGAGGAAGTCGCCGCGCGCCGCGTGGTGCGCATGTCGTGGACCGGCGCCAACAGCGATGGACGCTACACGAACACCCGCAATGTGTCTGGAACCGGAAGAACCGCATCGGGATCCGATTACGCACGTTTCAAACGTGAGCGTGCGACCCTGCGCAACTACAATGATAATAGCCTATAAATGTTGTACTTTAGCAACATTGTGTGCTTGCATCAAACTAAATACTTTTCTCGCTAACCGAGAAAAGCATGCATTTTATTTTGGAATACGCATCATCTTATATACGATGTACATACCGGTAATAGTAAGGGCGCCCACATATGCGTGCATCGACAAGCTCTGTGACACATGTTTGTTGAGGCGCTCAAGAAGAGAATCGTCGTCCTCGACATCCATACTTTCATTGTCTGCATAGAATGAGACAAACGGCGTATTTTGCGGCACCTCCAGATTTATTTTGTCCATGAGCGCAGCCGGATCGTACGCTCCCGACGGTATTGGGGCACTAAGAATCTGTGGTTGCGCAGGTGCTTTGAAATCAGTTGGCATCGTTTTCACGTTGTTCTTGTTGTGGTCGATAAACATATACATAACCGTGTGAAAAAAAACTACGACTCCAACGGCGCACGGTAGATATCGAGCGTGCGCGCGCTTGCGTCACGGGCATCTACAAATCGCGGCATCCAATAATGAGGAATCACCGAATCGCAACCCGAAAAATGCACATCAAATACGCTTTTATAGTACATTTGCTCAATGGTCTTGGGCATAATGTGTGTCTTGGGCGGGACGTACTTGAAATCTTTTTGTTCGATGGCCTCCTGCAAGATCGTATATAACGATCGTGACTGTTTGCTAACGCCGTCGCTAAACGCCTCTTTGCGTCTCCATAACACATCATTTGGCAAAAACATGTCGTTTTCGGTATCAAATGCCCTGCGCAGCAAATATTTCTCTTGTTCACCTTGGATGGCATGGTTCCGAAGGTGCGCGGGGATGCTCATATAAAAGTCAACCCACTCGCGATCGAGGAATGGGGTCCGCGCCTCAAGGCCATGTGCGCCCATACACTTGTCCGATCGTAGCACATCGAATGCGTGTATCTCGCGCAACAGGCGAACACACTCGTGGTCAAACGTTAGTGTGTCGGGGGCTGCATGCATATATAGATATCCACCACATAGCTCGTCAGAACCATCACCGTTAAGCACAACACGAATATCTGTATGGTTCCGGATATACTTGGCAATGAGATAATTTCCGATACTGGCACGAATTGTGGTTGTATCGCAGGTTTCCGTGGCATAAATTACTTCTTCGATGGCGTCAACACAGTCCTGTTCTGTTAGTACGACCTCATGATGTTGCGACCCAATATGTTCGGAAACTCGTTTTGCCCACATGAGGTCTTCTGAATCCTTTAGACCAATTGAAAATGTGCGCAGCGGTTTCGAGTTGTTTTGTCTGCCATAGAGCGCAGCGAGCGCACAGACCAAACTGCTATCAAGACCACCTGATAATAAACAACCAAACGGCCGATGTGTGTTTATGCACCGCTTTTGCACCGCGCGCGAAAAATAATGCCGTATTCCCTCGTGAATGTCTGCAATCTCCATATTTCTCCCAATGATACACGGCGACGGTGTATAATACTGAACCGAACGCTCGATACACCACGTATGTTTCTTACTATTGTTGGGCGTGTATGTATAAATGGTCCCGGGTGGGAAATGACCCACCGCCCCTTCCCACTTAAATGCAGTAATTTGCTTCAAATCCGATGCAAAACTCGTAACATACTTACCGTTGATGGTATACATGGGCCGTACCCCAAATGGATCGCGACATACATGTATCGCTGGGGTGTTTACGTTGCGAAAGTCGGCAATAACAAAGGCAAATTCTCCGTCAATCATGCGGAGCGTCTGGCGAATTCCAAACCGAGCATACAAATGCAAAATGACCTCACAGTCCGATTCTGTCGTCATTTCACAATCAAGCGCATCAACCAGTGCATGATAATTGTATATCTCGCCGTTGCATATGAGTGCGATGTCGCCCAACCACAAGGGTTGGTCGGAATCCGACGTGAGTCCGTTAATGGAGAGACGATGGAACCCTAAAATAACTCCGTTCATCTCTCTTGTAAGGGCAGACGTGTCTGGGCCACGCGCCCGCCCTTTTTGAAAGTGGTGATGGATAAACTTGGGATTAAACTGACCATGGTTATTGAGGAATGCGAAGATTCCGCACATGAGGTTACTATAACCACCGATATATGTTTATGTCAATGTTGTATTGAACTTCAACCAAATGACGCACGTTTTTAACGCGGTATAATGTATAGTATGTCCACTTCCATCAATGCCGAAAGCGTGTATGCAAATCTGATATCGGGTCAGCGCAATATGTTTGTGAGTTCGACCGTAGCAATCGCACTCATTGGTTTCAGTAACTCTTTCCGTGGTAAAAACATGCGCATTCTGTTAACCGCACTCGGCAGTGCCATCTTCATCCTGTCGATTTTTATCGGTCTTACGGCGGGGGCAGAATTTGCCAGCTTTTTGGAGGCGCACCCCGAACTGGTACCCAAGTACATCCCAGAAGGCGCCTGGGAGAAGTGGCCCTACCTGAACTACGCCTTTATCACTATCATCTTTGTCTTCTTTGTAACATTCACCATCAATACCATCATGGCATAATTCAACCATATGTTTTCAAAAACATACGGTTTAGAACGACGCGGTGAAGTCAAACACATTGGCGTCTACCTTTTTGTTAGCGAGTGAGTATTCCGAGTTGGTGCGCTCGAAAAAGTTGACCTTGGTCTCCACGCTAATGAGCTCCATGAAGTCAAATGGGTTGGCGCTGCTGTAGATCTTGTCATATCCGAGCTGGACACATAGACGGTCGGCAACAAACTCGATGTACTGGCTCATGAGCTTGGCATTCATGCCGATCATGCGGCATGGGATGGCCTCAAGAATGAACTCCTTCTCAATGTCCACTGCTTCCGACACGATCTCGTGGATGCGCTTCTTGGACAGCTTTTTTTCGAGCTTCCCGTAGAGCAAAATGGCAAACTCTGTATGGAGTGCCTCGTCACGTGAGATGAGCTCGTTGGAAAAGGTGAGACCAGGCATGAGTCCGCGCTTCTTGATCCAGTAGATGGATGCAAAACTGGATGAGAAAAATATGCCCTCTACCACCGCAAAGGCGACCAGGCGGGCCGCAAAGGAGCTGCGGTTGTCGTTGATCCACTTTCGGGCCCAGTCAGCCTTTTTCTGGATGCACGGGAAGTGATCCAGTGCATTGAAGAGCTTTTCCCGCTCTTCCTTGTCTTTAATATAGGTATCAATAAGAAGGCTGTACATTTCACTGTGGATATTCTCAATGGCAATTTGAAATCCGTAGAACGCACGCGCCTCAGCGAGTTGCACGTCGCTCATGAATCGCACAGCCAGATTCTCCAGAACAATGCCGTCCGACGAAGCAAAAAATGCCAGCACCATACTTATGAAGTGCTTCTCGTCAGCGTTCAGCTTGTCCCAGTCTCCCAAATCCCTCGATAAGTCACACTCTTGGGGGACCCAAAAACTATCCACCGATTTTTTGTACATTTTCCAGATGTCATCGTCTTTAATAGGAAACATTACATAGCGTCTATCGTCAGGTGTAAGCAGGGGCTCTTTGAACGTCGAAGAATCCGCCATTCCTAAATTACAATAAAAGGAGGGTAGATTTTATGTTTTTTCGATTTATAATCATTGTGAGCATAAATTCAAAATATCAATAGTGTTTGTGAGCGTGTGTTAGCATAATACATATGGATTTGATATTTGGCGGAGAATAATATGTCCATACAGTATATATTAGCGCCTCGCCCATGCAATCCAAAAAATCAAGGACGGATGGGTCTCGGAGGTCAAAGCGCACCAAAAAGTACGTGGACGCATGCTTCATGGAAGACGAGTACGAAACCGTCAGTGATGTGGTTGCCTCAAAGGGTACCACCTATCATCACTTATCCGCACGAGAAAAGGAGCGGCTTGATAGCATGTTTACCCGACCCCAGAACATCAGTCAGGAGAGATATACGAGAGTATTGGAAAGCAAGAAGAGCAAGATCGTCGTGGCCACTGGCCCTGCGGGAACGGGCAAGACCCTGTTTGCCACCGAATACGGCGTTCGCTACTTCATGCGAGGCACTATAGAAAAAATCATTTTTACCCGCCCCTCTGTCGCCGTGGACGAAGACATGGGGTACCTCCCCGGGACCCTGGAGGAAAAGATGGCGCCATGGGTAAGGCCCATATATGACATATTATACACATTTATGAGTGTAAAGGAGGTGTCCGAGCTACTGGAGGAAAAGAAAATCGAGATTGCTCCTCTGGGATACATGCGTGGCCGCACCTTCAAGAACGCATGGATCATCGCCGATGAGATGCAGAACTCCACCGTGTCGCAAATGAAAATGCTCCTGACGCGCATCGGAGAAAACAGCCGCATCGTCATTACGGGCGATTTACAGCAACACGACCGCGGAGAAACCATGAACGGCCTCGAGGACTTTCTGAACAAGTTTCGTGGTCGCCGCAGCTCGAGTATCACCAGCATCGAATTCCAGAGCGATGATATCCAGCGAGAGGAAGTGGTCAAAGAGGTCCTCGATATTTACGAGAACGAGTGCATTCCCCCCTCTTATCAGGACGATCCCATTTTCATCGCCGAAAAAGCAGAGAACGAAAGCACGAGCGACCTTTCAGATGATACCATACCTGAATGCCTATGTGAAGATACTATGGACGAACCAGATACCGCATGTTCTCTGGAAAAAACCGAGGTTATCGTAACCGATGTCATGAACATGCTCACCATTGCCGTGGAGGGATCCGCGTAACTCCCCGATTTATATCGCGTCGTATAATATACGATGCGATCCATCAACGAAAATACCATCATAAATGCTATTATTGTCTTTGCCATTCTTGACGCCATTTACCTAATTGCCTACTGTCACATGCCGGCCATGTTTGTGTTTCTGCTTGCCGGTCTCGCAGCTTCGTTCTTTACCCGCAATGTGACGATTGTTCTCTCTATCGCCATCATTGCCGCCCATACCTTTCTTGTGGTAGGTGGTCGCACTCGCGAGGGTTTAGAAAATGGCAAGGGCGGAAAGCGAAAAGAAAAGAATGGAAAAAACGATAAAAACAGTGAAGGTGAAAAGAAAAACGGGAAGGACAAACAGAATGAAGAAGATGATGCGGAGAACACAACGGAATACGACGACGAAGATGACATGGGCGAGGAGTTTGGAAACCTCACCAAAGCCCAGCTGACGGAGCTCCTGAACAAGCGCAAGGACATTCAGGACGATCTCCACGACATCCTCAAGGCACAGAACGAACTGGTGGGAGGTGCCCAGAAGCTCGAACCGCTTTTGAAGAAAACCGAGGCCTTTATCACCAAGTACAAGCACTTTGAGGAGTTTGGACGCAAGTACATGGAGTAAAATCGCGCACTATTGTATATGAACCCAGATCTTATACAATTATTATTTATCATTGGCATCCTGTCCATATGTGGGGCCTATATCGTCGAGGAGATGACGGGCATCAGCATTCGGGAGAAGGCCAGGTACTACTATAACGAGACACTGTATGCCACGGGCATCAAGGAAAGGCCGAAAAAGGAACCCTTTGTCCGCGCCATTTTCAAGATATTTACCGCGGTGTTCAAGATCCTGACGAATGTCACCGGCCTCGCCAAGTTTTTCGTGGACATTTCTCTGGGCACTCTCTTCCTCATCACTGGCGCGGTTCTCACCATCACGCTCACAATCTTCAGTATCATGAAGGGGATATGGGAGTACTTTGTGCTGATTCTGTACATTATCGAGTTTGCCATCTCGCACCTCTTTTGCTTCATGCGCATCCTGTTCTCCGCACCAAGCTGTATGCTATGGTACATCCTGGAAACCATGGGCAAGATTCTGTACCTCTTGACTATTGGTCTGGTGGTGGCAGTCTTTGGGCTTGTAGGAATTGATCTCAAACCATTGGAGAAGATGTTTTGGAAATTCATGGAATATTTAGATAAGGTCATCTTTGGCTTGACGGGGTTCCACATTATTCATTTCCCTCGCTGGGTGCGCGACCAGTGCTACAACTGCAAGCGACTCAAGACGTCCACCGTTGGAAACCAATTCAAGCGCCTCAGCGATATTGTCATCAAGGACATCCCCAGTGAGGCCAGACCGGGCATTTCCATGATGGGCGACGGCGGTTCTCGGTTCATCTCGGCACTCAAGTTCATTGCGCGCGCTCTTGGATAACTTCATCACGGTAAATTTATCACGGTATTATAATGCCAAAACAGTGCCCTCCAGGAGTCATATGTGTAGAGAACATGTCGATGGTGATGTTCGCTGCTGCGATTGGTATCGCATACTACGTATTTAAAACGCCCGAGCGCAAGGGCGGAGAGCCACCTGCGGCGCGGCTCGACCTGCGCATGATAAGCGATCGTCAAGACAACATCTTTTCGGACCCGTTTAGGGCACCGCTCGACCACACTCAGGGCGTGCCCATCAACCAGCGCACCCGAGGCGCGGCCCACGACGCGGGCTTCCAGCAAATGGGTATTCTCACCCGTCAGGGGTCCCCCGAGAACCTGATCCTTCCCTTGATGGCCCGCGCATCCGACCGCGGTCGCGACCTGTGGGAATATTACACCATGTCGAACACCGGATCGGTGAACACCCGCCTACCCATCAAGGTGAACGGGAAAGACTGCACCTCAGAATACGGTTGCGACTCAATTGTGTCGGGCGATACCGTGTTTGTCGATGGATACAACGACGTATTCACCGTTACGAAATACGAAAACGCCTTGCCGCGATATCTACCCAACGTTCTGTAGAGAACATCGTCATATTTTGTATAGCTATACAGTATATGACATCATTCAATTCAAATAAGGAGCCAGACCTCAATCAGATACTTATTCACGATTTTAGCACGTCTCGGTCTCTCAGCCTCAATGGCAACACCCTACGAAGACAGAATGACTATACGCAAATTACCCGCCTCACCTCCATTTTTCCGGACAAAACGGTGACCCTGGGAGGCGTCGACTACCAGCCGCGCGAGATGTACCTGATGGGCAAGCATCACAACATCGACGGTCTGAACCAAGCGGGGGAGATTATGATTAAACACACACACTCCAACGAGAACGAGCTGTTTGTCTACATTCCTGTAATGGTGGACCCCATGGCCGTGTCGACCCCGGTAGGAAACTTGGTGTCCGAGGTGGCAGCATTTGCCTCAGGTGACGATACCTCTGTGTCCTTTAACCTGGCGCGAGCGCTGGAGAACGAGACACGCGCGATCCAGTACTCGACCGGGAATGTCATGGCGGTCGTATTTGTTGATCCCGTGTACATCCCCGAGTATCCCGACGAGTTCCGTGGCAAGCCCGGGTTTCTCCCCAAGCCCAACATGTCGGCATACTCCATCATTCCGCTCAACTTGGAGAACGACGATCAGATCTACATTGACTGCAATCCCACCGGTGAAAGTGCCGATACAATTGCCGCCTACAACATTCCCATTAACAGCGAGTATGCCAAGGTGTCCTCCAAGAGCATGTTTGAACGCCACGCGACGTTTGCCGGTATGTTCCTCATTGCACTTGTGGGCGTGTATATGGTCGTACCGTGGTTTTACCGCACTTATGTGATTGAGAGCATCATCGAGTGGTATGATAGAACGAAATCAAGTGGGTACATATGTAAAAACCAGGATGACTTTCCTGAATGCGCAGAAACTCGTATCGCTCAGTCAAATACCATATTCTGGATCCTTGCCATGCTCATTGTCAGTCTCCACTTCTTTGAGGGAATTGTTAAGCAGGACTCTACTCATCTTGCGCTTTCCATGTACATCTTCATCGCATTCATTGGTGCAGTACTGGCAATTATGATGAAGAGTAATGACCCGCGGTTCTATTATCATAAGAGCCACCAATTGTATCTACCTCGTGAAGAGGCTTATTCAAACTTTGGATGGCCCAGTGAGGTGCTGGGGACAGGGTTATCAATCCTTGGTATAAAAGAAGGAAAAACACAAATGCCATGGTATGTCGTATATGTCTTACTTTTCCTTGTGACCTTTATCATTGGTATTATGCTCCGATTATACGGAAAAGGTGACGGGATGTCATATCAAGCACTCGTCTTTGCAGCCTTGATTTACTCGATTACCCTTGGATCTTTCTTGCTAACCATTTTTAATCGCGAATCAAACGTTTACACTGAGGCGGATGGTGTGGGACCCTCTGAATCGATAGCCAAATCGGTACAGGGCAAACCGGTAGTAGTTAATGAAAGAAATCAAGGAAATATGATAACAAATTGGGTTGGTAATCTTGGCAATTTATTTGGTCAGGGCAACTAATCGCACATAAACAAGCAATATGATGAAATTCATCACATTGCGTCAATCAAATAATATTTTCGTTACTTAAAGCTTGGAGGCACCGTCAATGTCGGCAGCCACGGGCTTGAAGGGGGTGTCGATCAACACGGCGATTTCGTTGCGGACGGGGGCCATTTTGGCGACCATCTCCTCCTCCAGGGTCTGGGTTTTCGGAGGGTTCATGGCGAGCATGGCAATATCCTTGTTGATCTGGCTGGGGGTGTGCTCCTGAATGGCGTCACGGCCGGTCACGAAGCCCGAACGGGTCACCAGGATGTAGAGAGCATACGCGCCCGCGGCGGCGATGGCCGGGACGAAGTTTCTAAACAGGTACACCGCAGCGAGAATGGCGACCACCATGCCGAGGCGGGTGTCCACCAGGCGGGCAAGGAAAAGGGGGGTTCCTACGTCCACCGCAATGTAGAATATCAGGGCGGAGAACACGATCCATTGAGTAGTGCTGAGTTCAGGGACAAGATTCATCGTATACTATACACGAGGATTTTTTCGCAAAACCGTATAAGCAGTTGCCTACCATTCGTGTATCCATGCAGATACCTATTGAAGAAAAAGAAACTGTGCAGGCCGCGGCGCGAATGGGCGCCCGCGGGTACACTGTGCCTAAATCGGCGCTTTCCGAAGAGCGTCTCGAGGAGCTCCGGGAGGACCTGTACGCAAAGCCCGCTGTAAATACCATGATCGGTGGCGACGTGGGTGGATTCTACTGCTATCGCGAGAGCGCAAAGAAGATCTACATCCCGCGGTTTTACGGGGAACGCATGTTCGGTATCCCCGACGAGACCGATTTGCGGATCCGCGAGGACGACGCCCCGCACCTGACATTTGCGAACGAGCTCCGCGACTACCAAAAGGATATTGTGGCGCGCTACGTGAACCACGTGGCGACCGAGAAAGGCGGCGGTGCCATCCTTGAGGTGCCCTGCGGACGCGGAAAAACGGTCATGGCACTCAAGATCATGAGCGAGCTGAAGCAAAAAACCCTGGTGATTGTCCATAAGGAATTCCTGCTGAACCAGTGGGTTGAGCGCATCCAGCAGTTTCTCCCTGACGCGCGGGTGGGTCGCATCCAGGGCACCACCTACGACGTGGAAGACAAGGACATTGTCATTGGCATGCTACAGACCCTCTACATCAAGGACTTTGGGTCGAGCGCCTTCTCCGACTTTGGGCTCACGGTCATCGACGAAGTGCACCGCATTGGCAGCGAGCAGTTCTCCAAAGCCCTGTTCAAAGCGGTCACGCCGTACATGCTCGGCATCTCGGCCACTGTGGAGCGAAAGGACAAGTTGACCCATGTGCTGTACATGTTTATCGGGGAACGCATTTACTCGGAGGAGCGGTCGGGCGACGACGAGGTGCTGGTGCGCGGGGTCTACTGGAAGTCCCAGGACCCCGAGTTTAACGAGATGGAGTACGACTGGCGCGGCAACCCTAAATACAGCACCATGTTGTCCAAGGTGAGCAACTACGGACCGCGGAGCGATTTCCTGGTGAAGATGCTGGAGGACCTCATTGCGGAGCGGAAGGAAAAACAGATTATCGTGCTCACGCACCAGCGCGCACTGCTCACTTACCTGTTCGAAGCCATTAATCACCGTGGGTTCGCGTCCTGCGGCTACTACGTGGGCGGCATGAAGCCCGCGGCCCTCGAGGAGAGCGAGGGGAAACAGATTGTGTTGGCGACCTACGCCATGGCCGCCGAGGCCCTCGACATCAAGTCGCTTTCGACACTGGTGATGGCGTCCCCCAAAACGGATATCACACAGTCTGTAGGGCGCATCCTGCGCGTGCGTGGGAACAATCCGATGGTGATCGATCTCATTGACCCACACGAACACTTTATGAACCAGTGGAACGCGCGGCGCAAGTTCTACAAGAAGAACGGCTACCGGATATTCACGTCGAACAGCGACGCATACAAGTCCATGACGGAAACCTCATGGCGGCTCTCGCACGACCCCGACGCACCGGCGAAAAAAGAGCCCAAGACCAAGTGCCTGATCAAGTTTTAGATGGGGTTGGATGAATGACCGAGAAAATTGATTGCGAAACCGTAAATAACTTATAGTATATATCACAATATGAATACTGTCCCCGCCGAAGTAGAAATGCTTATCTATAAGTGCCTTCCTTACCATGACCTCGCTTTCTGCAAAACAGCGGTGGCGTTAAGAAACGACATTGCTGATGCATCTGCACGCAAGATACAGCAGTTATTCCATGGATGGAAATCTGAGAGAGACGCGCTAAGAACGAAGTTGGTGTTGTCGCCCATGCATACCATGACCAAGCACGAGTTCGTGTTCTTCATGACCTGGATCTTCCCCTTTCATAAGATGCGCGCAACGTGGCCTGTATTCTATGCCCTCAAGATGAAATACGACGAATATGTCAAGCCGATCATGGAACGGTTCGAGGTATGGACGTTCATCCGTGACGCACGCGTGACCATGGAAAACGTGAGAAAAATAGGCTGGTAAGCAACCCAAATTTCGAAAACTGGAAGTTAATTCTTCCAGTTTTTACCGCAGTCGATGCACGTGATAAAGATCGTCGCAGGCTCATCCGCACTACGTGTCTGAAGCTCATAATAAGTACATTTTTTCGATTTGCATCGCTTGCAAGTGAACATATCTGTGCTTGCCTCGATGCGCTGTGCCATCTTGCTCTCATCGCGCTTTATTTTTTTTGCAATCAGGTCCTTCCATCGTCCCGGGTCGATTTCCTGGTGCGTCATAAAGGCCAGCTGCTGCGGAAGCAGCTCTCCGCTGTTGATTGTCTCCATGATCCAGGGTTTACGCAGGCAGTTGAGTACCGTCCATAGCTTGGACTGGTATATGCGCACGAAGTGCTTGTTACACCACTTTTTGATCACCTTTCTGTAGCGCGCGTCTCGGATCGCGTAGTTGAATACACCCTTTTCCATGTTAATGCCTTGATTCTTATCGTCCAAAAGGACCGCGAATCTACTCGCCACCTTTTTGCGAAAGTCGTCTGGATACTTGATTGTATACGTTACCATGTTTATGTGCAATAAAAACATGTACGGTATTTGTTCAATTTTCTCAGATATATTCCTCCTCGCTTAGCTCGTCGTCGGCCACCACAAAGTCATCCACCAGATACCCCTCTTTTGTCAGATTTTTTTCGTCCTCGCTCTCGCTTTCCTCACTGTCCTCGGAGCCGATATCTTCGAACCCCCCAAACAGGTGCTCGTAGATATTGTTCCACTCGACGAGCGAGAGATTCTTGGCGCTGTCTCCCTCGTAGTTTACCAGGACCATGGTGCCGAAATACAGATGGGTGTCCACCGGTGGCGGAAGATCGTACTTGTTTTCGTAGTTGGCGCGTCCACTATTCTTGGCATACAGCTTGATGCAGAACTTTTTGCCTCCCACCTCGCATTCCCAGGTGGCGCGCACCTCGAACCCATCGGGACTCTTGAACCCCGCTTTGCGCGACAGTGCTTCCGGTTCCACGCTCTTTACCGAATGTTCCTTGAGTACGGCCTTTTTGTCGATACTGATAACGGTTATCATGCTTTTTGTTGTCATCTTGTCCAATCAAATAATCAATTTTCCAAATAAATACATGGCAACCGCTTAGAGTCTTGTCCGCATGACATAGAAATGAATCGTGTAGAACAGTTGAAAGCGGTTCAAGCCGAGGGTCTGGCGTTATTTACGCGGAAGAATGCGGACTACGGCGACGCATTTGCAAAATACGGGGTGGTAGGCGTTCTCATGCGCATCGAGGACAAGATCCAGCGCGCTATGTCCATCACAAAAACCGGCGTGAATCTGGTGGCGGACGAAGGCATCCGCGACACGCTGATTGACCTACACAACTATGCGGCCATGGCCATGATGCTTATCGATGAACCCGCGTTTGTCGCCCCGGTTTCAGATATCTCCAACAATTAATGAGTTTGCTCCTTTATGCCCTGTTATATTTTTTGATCATCGTGGGGGTACATCAAATATACAAGTATACGCAATCCATGTATACGACACCCGTGCTCCGCACAGTAAAGCGCGTGGAATTTGACGACAATTTAAACGACATTTTTGACGAGGAGTTTCAGGGAATCGAGCCGGACGACGATTTAGAGGCCGAGTTTGCAAACGCAATGGGGGCGCCGAGTAATCCTTACTGAGACTTTAGTAGCTGTGATAACTAACATAAAGCATGGTGCATGTAGTGTATATGGAGTTAGAACATCACGAAGTAGATACATTTTTGAAGCGGGCGCCCAAGTATGATCTTTCTTACGAAACTATGCATCATAAGAAAGAAGGACAAGTATATGACATGGCGGTGGCAATCCCCTACGGAAAAAAACGACTGTGCTGGTTCACCTTTCAGGAGGACCGATACGTAGCTCTGTTTTTTGACATGGACCGTCAACATAAGTTGGGACGATGCATCTGTCTTCCACATGACAATATCCCTCTTGCCCTCGGGACCATGGTATACGGGACATTCGTGAGGAATCAGCAAAACAAACACAGTTATTTTGTGATTGAGGATATTTTCCATTACAGCGGCCTGTCTATGCGAAACTATCAAATGCGGGAACGCTGGTACCTCATGGCAAGTGTAGCAGAAACATGTCGCGGCCTGTTTATGAAGTACGGAATTCACTTCTTTTTGCCGTTTACTTGGGAGTGTGGCCATGAATATACCGGCCAAATCCCCATGGAAGTGAAAAACGTTATTGGGTACACGGTTCATCACATTCAATATCGAGCACAGACAAAACGCACGCCTCATCTGGTTGTTAGCGTGCCCAAAATGGTTGTACCCAGTAAGCCCAAATTGCAGCTGCAAAGCATGTCATATGAATGTCAGTATGCGCACGATTATACAAAACGACAGTATCGATACAAAACGGCGTTTGTCGTAATGGCGGATCCAGCCTCGGATAACTACCATTTATATGCATATGGCGAGGGCGGCAAGCGGGAATATTTTTCATCGGCATGCGTACGCGATTACGAGACCAGTGTGAAAATTAACAAGATTTTCCGATCGATACGGGAAAATGCAGACCTTGACGTAATTGAGGAGAGTGATGACGAAGAGGATTTTCAAAACGTATCGGCCGCGAAATACGTTAATGTTTACAAGAGTGATGTCATGCTGTGCGAATTTTCTCGAAAATTTCGCAAATGGTATGTTTTGGGCAAGGCAACTCACGATAGTCGCGTTGCACATATTGGGCAGCTGGTAAGAAATTACCGGTCACATGGATAGATTAGTACTGGATTACTTTGATTACTAATCGCAGTTCAGTTAATGTATATGCACGTCCCGTTCGGACCTGGACTCGATAAGTGCTTGCTTTATCGATACAAAAGGTCTGGGTTGCAGTTGCGCCGTCGACCAGTCGATGCGCCGAAGGTCCAAATGACATATGAAGAAGATCTCCCTTTTGCACACTTCGAGTATCAATATCCACAGTTGCCAAACTGTTTGACGCAATAGGAGATCCCATTTGGTCGCTTCCTACCATTTCAAAAACGATCCAATTGCCTTGACCTGCGCTCCCGGCTTCCATGTCTCCATGAAAATACAATTCCACGTATGCTCCATTTGGACCGATTGTTGCGTCTGAAAACGTGATACCCGCAGTAGCGGTTGTCCCGTCCATAAAAAGCTGCTTCCCATTATCGATTGTTATGGTGTTGTCATAGTGTAAAAAGGACGTATCGGGTCCAGTGAGTGTTAAATTACTAAAAAAAAGAGACGCGGTTTCGATTTGTGTTTCTCCAGAAGATCCTGCCGGACCAGTAGGCCCAGTTGGTCCCGCACCCGGGATACAGCATGCACGTGTTCGAATATAATGTCCATATGATGTCGTCATCGGTATTATACACTGTTGTTAGAAAAAAACATGTATGCCCATAAAAATCCAATGTTAAAAATGTCTTTCTGCACAAATGCTAACAAAAGTGTTTGGGTGGATCGGATTTATGCTCACAACCGATTTTTTGATGCATCATTTTGGAAGGCCCAAAAACGGGTTTCAATATTGCTAAATTACCTTGAAAATTGCATTTTTAAACGCACAATGGATTTACAGACATATTTACAAACGAAATTATTTTCAGTGTTTTGATAAAACTGTGATGTGAACCGCTGTCTCATGTTCCTACTATCATAAAAATCCTTACTGAAATCAAAAAATGTTATCCATAGTCAATTGCACTTTTCATTTTTCGCATTCGCGACCCTTTCTTCGTCGAAATTTGAAAAGTGCAATTGACTATGGATAACAAAACCTCAGTAACAAAAAAATTCAGCGAAAAAATGATTTCTGAGCATTATGCTCACAGTCGATTTTTGCCGTGTTTTCCACAGTCAATTGCACTTTTCATTTTTCGTATTCGCGACCCTTTCTTCGTCGAAATTTGAAAAAAGAAATTGACTATGGATAACAAAAACGGAATTTTTACAGTCACAAAATTGAAAAAATGAAAATGCAGTTGTGAGCATCATGCTCAGAACGGTTTTTTTCGTTTTTTACAAACTTGTATTCCTTTTTTATTGATTTTTTTCGGAATTTGGTTGATCAGCCCTTGAAAACCAAAAAGACTTTTTCAAAACGCAAAAAAGTGCTTCTGAGCATGATGCTCACAACTGCATTTTCATTTTTTCAATTTTGTGACTGTAAAAATTCCG